CATCAAAGACTTCATCGAAGTCAGTTCTTTCTAGGATCTTGTTCTTGATCTCTAACTGTTTCTTCTCTTGAGAGATCCTTCTCAGGAATGCGTAATAGATGATCTGAGTAAAGTATGCAAAGGGATTCTTTGATTTGTCAGGATTAAAGTTATGAATGTATCTCACACAGTTCTCAATACCATCACAAATCATGTCATCTTTGAACATGTAGTTGACAAAGTTTGGTTTGTATGACAAGTGATTTGCAATCTTCAGAAAGCACTCACCAATGTAACGAGGAATTTCTGGTTTGGGTTCATCATTGAGTTTTGCTTTCTCCACTCGTGCAAAGTAGTTCTCAAGTGCGTTCAGAAACTCCTTGTTATTTACATAGTGTTCTGCATTTCTGGGTTTAGGCATAATGGTTCTTTTTGTTGTCTTTATTATATCAGAGTTATCAAGTGTTGACAAGGTATCAAAAGCCATATAGACTAGGCTTGTCCAGGATGATAGATAAGTTATAGGTACTACTAAGAGGACTTATAAAGCTTCTCCAAGACTTCCTTCGTATCCCTTACATTCCCTAAGTAACCCATCCTTCTATCTAACTTAGCAAAGTTACCTTGGTTTGCTTTTCTAATGTAGTCTTGATAGTTCATAATCATTTCAATGTTCTCTGATTCAGACATTGTGAGAACATCTTCTAGATTAATTACAAATAGATCTTCATGTGAAGTCTTTAACCATGGTTCAAACTTGTAACCAGTAATTGAACCTCTTGTTTTAATTGGTTGAACACAAATAGGATGAGAGATGAGAAGCATAGTTCTATCATCTTCATCAGATGCTGCTACCTTACAAAAGATTTCATCACCACATTTGAGTTTGATTGTTGCGTAAAAATCATCCTCTATCATACAATCTCCTTTTTCTAGTCTTTTATGTCAATAGTATAAATGTCGTAATTGAACTGTTCTGAAACATAAATCTTCACTCTTTCAATAAAGTGATTCAATGTGTAATTCTTTCTTGATCCAATAGTAAAGTCATCTGCAATATCATAAAGTTTTGCACTAACCTTATCTTTGCCTTTACGTAGGACTCTACCAATACTTTGTAAGTTTCTTACTCTAGATTTTGATGGAGAGGCAAATATTACGTTATGAAGGTTCTTAATATTAATACCAGTACTGAATGTTCCGTAAGATGCGACGATGATAGCGTCTTTTTCTTTTTCAGTAATCTCCCTTACTTGTTCTCTATCCTCGGCATCTACACCACCATGAATAAAAAATACTTTACGGTCTTCACTTACCTTTTTATTTATTAAGTCAAATAAGATGGCACCATGAGCCTCCACTCTGGAATACAACACCAGACTATTACCATCTAAATCTCTGACTAGATTTGTAATAAAGTTATTCCTCTTCTCATGTGATATCAGATACTGAATCTCATCTTCATAAGTATCAAACTTCTTAGGACGATACTTTAGAACAAGACACTGAATATCAAGTGCAGCAAGGTGTCCTTCCTCTTGTAGTTTCTTTGTTTGAGTGACTTTATATGATGGACCAAAGAGTCCCTCTAACACCCATTTATGGGTCTGAGAGCCGTCTAGTGTCCCCGTAAACCCGTATCTATACTTAGCATGATGTAACTTGTCCATAATGCCAATAAGAGACTTACTCTTAAAAAGGTGGGCCTCGTCACCAATCACAACGTCATAGTCCTCAAAGAACTTACGATCCAACTGATAGACAGATTGCCAAGTGGTAATGGTTACCTCATTTGTATTGACTCTCTCACGTCCAGCATAAATTCTGTGACAATGATTCTCTGCATCCCAACCATATTGTTGGAAGTCCTTGAACATCTGTTCTACAAGAGATGTGGTAGGAACAACCAATAGAATCTTATTACCACGTGCAACGTGATATCTCACCACAGAGTAAATCATAAATGACTTACCAGAACCTGTAGGAGAGATGAGTAGTTTTCTGTTATACCTTAATGCTTCGTATACACCTTCTACCTGATAGTCACGGGGACTGATACCAGGTGATATACTTTCCATATAATCTTTAGTACCGCCTTGACTTACAAAGTCATTCACTTCAAATGGTGGACCGTAGAATTTATTATTTAAAAACTTATACGTATATCCTGCACTCTCACAGAATGCAATAATCTTATCAAGAAGACCCACATAGATTCTCTTGGTCTTCATGTTGAATAGATGAACAAATCCATCCCAATACTTACTCCGATACTGGGGCATGAATTTTTTATTTGGAACCTCAAAGGTGAACCTATCTCTCAGTTCATACTCGATGTGTGGTTCCGTTGTAATCTTCAGGTAAACTTCGTTTACCTTTTCTATAGTCAAATCAGCCATACATGTAGGTTCTCACCTACAAGTATTTATTACATATTTTCAAACTTATATTGTAAAACAATCCGATACAGAAAGTTTTTCATAAAATTTAGTCTTGCTTGTTCATCAGGATGACCACCAGGCCATTTCTCATAATGAAACTTCACAGAGTTGTAGATAAGATAGACATCTTCAATATCTAAATCTAATTCTACATAAGGTCTTTCTTCTTCCATTAACCTAACCCTGAACTAAATCTCATGAACTCAATACTGTTTTTGATTTGATACGTTCGATTAGTAATCTGTTTCAATATCTCTTCTATGTATCGTAGCATTACATCGTAGTATTCAATCTTCAACGAAATTCCTGAGAGTCTCTCATCAGCGTCCAAATATTTTTGCATAGTGTCTTTATCTCGGATCTTTTTGGGAAACGGATCTTTGACATAAACATCAGGGTCTGCTTTACCCGAATAGTATTCATATCTCTCGTGTCTTACATTCTTCTTTTGTTGTTCTGCTTTCTTCCTCAACAACATGAGGTTATTATAAATGTCATAATATTTGGAGTGCAGAACTGGAATGTTCAAAGACTCGGTATGTAAGTTGTCAATGTCAATTTTAGAATCCTTTTCCCACATCTGTTGAAGTGTAGGTAGGTCAATCATTTAGCAACACTCAAATGCTTCTATAGTATAGTTAGAATACTTGAAGGTGACATCAGCTGTCAAGTATTCCACATCGGTTCCTGTTGCGTCAAACTGAATGTCTGACAATGTGGTAGGAAATAAGTCCTTAAACTTGACCGCAAATACTGGTCTATTGATACCGTTCAGGATAGTGAGGGTTCCATCAGAGAACAAGTTAATCTCGCTGTTGGGTGTCTGTTTGACGGGACCAGTCTTTTGGAATGCATAAATCTCATCAAGACTTTCAGGGAAACCAATACCTCTTAACCAGGTTTGAATCTCCATATAGTTCTCAAGACCCGCATCAATCAAGAAACGAATTCTTAAGTCATTGAATTCTAAGATATCACCAGGTCTTGGAATTTGTCTTGTATAACTTGGTTGTACCAAAGTTCCCATGACAAGACCAGGTACATTGATTGCATTACCAAAGAACCCAAGTTTAGGTGCCCTGTTGACAGTGAAACTAAACCCAGTTGCCTGTAGAAAGTTTCTATCAGATATCTGGTTTGTAAGAGGTTGTGTCATGTTATTCGTTTACTACAAGACCTGCATACCTGATATATTCTTCTCTGGCATCAGCTTCAGTGGTGAATTGTTTTCTTTCTGAAAACTTATCTGTCCACTGTTCTCTACCTTTGTAATATACCTCTTTGTCACAGACCAATTTCTTAATAAAAGATGCCATCATCCTATAAGTGGTTTATGTGTATTTATTTGTATAAATTACCCAATATAGAAAACACTTGCAATAGAAGCTATTGTGTTAGCCGTTTGACTTGAACCTGGATACCAAGTAAATTCAAAATCTATTTCGTCATCTGCTGTAAGATCAGCGTAAAAAATATCAGTAAAGGTCCAGTGAGTATTACTCGAACCAGAAGACTCTCCACAATTGTGCCAACGATCGGTAAACACAGAAGGAGTACCTAATGCAGTTCCATTAACTCTTGGTACTACTTTCATTGCTCTGATTCTATATGCAGAACTTGCTATCATACCCTCTACAGTGCAATGTAAACGATATCTACCACTAAGTGGTACAACCAGTCTATTGCTACTAGTCGTAAACCCACCACGATTGAAAGCAAAAGTATTAAGACCTAAATGATGAGTAGAACCATCACCACCAGTTATGCTCTGGCTTAATCTGTATATCTGACACTCTGCATGATTATAAGTCTTGATAACACCACCAGAAAGAATATCCATTCTTTGTGTGTTATTAGTTCCAAAAATTAAACTATTATTTTCATAGTTCCAAAGATAACCAATACCAGCGTCAGTTTCTGATAAAAGGAGGCCAGCTCCAGCAGTAGAACCAGTTCCAGCATTCTTCAACTCAATTCTAGATTGATTATCGGATGTACCACCATAAACAACAAGTGTTTTTGAATTTGGAGTAAGACCAATAGTTGTAGTTCCAATGCCAATATTGCCACTACTGTCGATGCGCAGTCGCTCCGATGAATCCGTATATAAACCTAACTCATTATTAGCAGGATTACCAATAGATGCTCCTGTACCAATTACTACACCTTGTCTAGCAGTAATAATACCAATAGAATCTACACTGGTGACATCTTCATAAGTGACTGTACCTGCAATGGATACAGTGTCATTTACCCCACCAATAGTAATCTTATTACCACTT